GCATACGCCGGCGCAATACTCATAAATCAATTATTCGTCATTTTATTTTGAATCGCTTATCTTGTTTTGATTCTCTTCACATGTCTTAGATGTATTGTTAGCGTCAAACATTAGGAACATCACAAAACTAAATAGCCCGACTACGACAAAGAGCAAAATAAGCATAGCACAAGTCATAATGGTCATAATTGTTGTATAGTTTTCTAATAATAAAACAATTAAAAACCCAATGTAGCATACAACCGTTACATATACTGCAATTTTTCGGAAACGCTTAAACTCACCACGAATCGGGCTTGTCTCTGGCAAACGCTTTACCCACCACCTGACAAAATACAAAGCGACAATCAACACAGCAAAGCTTGCAACTGCCAATATCGGCGTAGCTATGAAACAAGCAGATGCGGCGACAATAGGAAGTGCTATCAAAACCAAAACAAGCCAATTGATATTACTATCAACAAGCTTTGCGGTAAGAAGCATTGCTGGTAATGCGACGAATGCAGAAAGTGGGAGGCATAGCAACCCAACAATAACGACAAGAGCTGCGCCATCGCCAGTCGATGCACTCAGCATAAACGGTCTCGGTCTTCTTCTCATAGGCACACCTCCTAATCAACATAGTTATGCTTGTATTATAGGAAAATCGCCTGCTAAAGTCAACCGATACACATAGCTTTAATTGCTATCAGTTGTTTTCTTTTGCGTTCTCCACGAAAGCTTTCGCAAGCTCTTCAGTAGAAATCTGTGTATCAGAAAGCCTACTCATGCTCGAAATGAAACCAGCCATTTGCTCACCGCTGATATTGCCAAACACACTGTCCATCTGCTCTGCAAAACGAGAAATCTCACCAACCAATGTGTTGACACGCTGTTCCTGCACAGATAACATCTTCTGCGTCTCAAAATTAACTCTATCACGAACACCAGTTAAGAGCATCTGATATTGCGCATTGTCAATGCACCCGATAATATCGCCAATAATACCATTTGCACCCAACACCAGCTCATACGCCTTACTTTCATCGTTCGGCATCGTAAAATTCGCATAGTAAATGAGAATGTTCTTTCCAATGATATAACTCTGTGCGAGCGGAACAATCATACCATCATTCGGCATAATAGCTTCTTTTACAACATCCTCAACAAAACGCATAGACTCTTCCAATGTAAGACGGAATTTTACCTCATATGTAATAGTCTCATCACCAATAGAAAATGTACGCTGCATAATATCCGGAGTTGTCTCCTTACAAAAACGCTCAAGCGCGTTAATTGAAACACGATTAGTCTTCTTTGCCATTTATAGCATCCTCTCTAAGATTATTTTTCATGTTTCTCAATTTTGATTTGGTCATCTTGATTTGACCGAATGTCATAGTTGTTAATTACAAAATGCCCAATCATAATTGCATCGGCCAGATTATCATTGTCCGTATCAATCCCGTACATTTCTTTCGCCGCTTGAATAGAGAGAATTTTTGACTCTTTCTTTCCAGACGCTTCCAAGGCTTTAATTTTATCTTTGATTTCCTTACTGCTCCGTCCTCTTGCTTTACAGTAGTTTTGCCACTGAGTTGGAGCAATGAAATCGTACAAGTATTCATTCTTCTCAAAGAGATTTATGAGGACTCCTTGAAGCTGCGCAAGCTTTTTGAAAGACTGTACATTTACACGAAGCTGAATATCTTCGATAAACACAGCCGAAATATTATATGTCTTGATAATCGTATCGACCAAACTCTCAATAGCAAGAATCGCTCTTGCGTATGTATAATCCTTATTTCCAAAAGAAAAAGTCCCATATGTTTCGAGCTTTTTCGTTTCATAGTCAAAAACAGCCCAAGCACCATTTCTGGCCTGGTCTATGGATAAAATTTTCATATCATCACCCTTCGCAAAGCAAAAGAAAGGGAGAGGTTATTCCTCTCCACTTTCAATATCCTGCGTAGGATCATCTACCTCATGTTTTGGTGATCGTACTGCGGAGAGACGCACACGCCCATTCTTGATTTCATAATAAATTTCCTCGCCAATACACTTGGAAATATCACAGTATTTCGGAATGCAGATTTGTACTTCTCGCGTTGTTTCTCCGTCTTCAACGAGCGCTACAACCACATCCAGATCACCAGCACAAGGCAACACATCGCATACAAAAATCTTGTTCTTACTCATATTTTCACCTTGCCTGTTGATAGAAGAACGGGAGGGCGATTGCCCTCCCGAAGTGATTAACACCTTAATACTTCACCATCTGAATCATCGCGCCAGTATCGGTGTCGCGCATGACTTCGCACTCAAATGTAGTGGTAGAAGGATCGCCCTCGGCAGCAAAACCAAGCTCCAAATTAGAAGTGAATTTCAGATTTGGAATAGTAACCTGGAAAGCCTCATCCTTACCGGTCTTCTGATTACGAAGTACGGTATCACCAACCAGCTTGTAAGTACCGCTGAAGTGTTCAGCGTCAATTACATAGGTCTCAGCAGTAGCTTCACTATCGTAGTCGTAGTAAACCACGACACGCTGATCCTTAGCTGCTTCAATGGTAAGAGTCTTGTTCTCCTTATCGAGAGTTGCACCGGTCATATCGAACAGGGCATCTTCTTCACAATCGGAATCGAACGGATAAACCAAGATCTTGCTTACATCGGTATTCGGAGCAAACGCCAGAGCGATCTTACCTGTAGCATCAGCCTTCAAAGGATACATCTTACCCTTATTCTCGCCGTTTTCGTACTCGGTTGTCTGTCTCATGCGAATGGTCTGAACGCCGACCTTACGAGCGATGCCGGACACAAGCTCCATAGACTTCGGAGAAATCAAAGCATCCTCAATAGTCAAAGTTGCTTCCTTATTGATCTCCCATGTGATCAGCTTCGGATTGCCCTTACCGCCTCGTGCGTAAACCTTTTCTGAGGTTACGCTAATGCTGGAAGTCTTTAGACTATCAAACTGAATAACCGGCTTATCTGTCTCCATGTCATAAAGAACAACGTCCATGACTTCCTTCGCGCCAAATTTTGCGTTAGACATGTATGTACCTCCTTAAAAAAAATAAACAGCCTGGAATAATCCAGACTGCCGTATTACTCAGGATCGTGTTTAATTTTTGTGATCCAGTGAGTCAAATTAACATTTTCTTTCTTAGCACCATGTAGTAGTGCCTGAACATTGACTTCATAATCGTCCATAATTTTTAGACGATTGAATTGATCGTTGAACTGGTAGATGTCATATTTCATTACATCCGCCATCGTCAAGCCAAATCCACTCGCTAAAATACTGACCAAATCAGCAAGTGTAATCGCAGACTCTTCATCGACCTCTTTCAAGCGCTTTCGCTTTAACCGTTCCTCTTTTCTGCGCTGTAATACGCGACGAGCAGCTTCGTTATCTGGATTTTCTTCCTCTTCTTCAATGTCTTGCAAGCCATTACGAAGTCTAATAACAGCTTGTACCTCATCAAAGTTTTCTTGTGTGATGTTGAATGCGCCGCAAGTAAAACATAGATTACGGGAAGAAAATTTCATTCTGCTATGCGTGATAATAGAGAGCCAAAACAAAATCGTGTCCATAAGCCCGTGGTCTCGCATTGCGTTTGCAACCAGATATTTGAAAACGCCAATATCAGAAATATCGTTTCCGGTCATTGCGCTGATATCGCTTTCGTTCAAACAGAGCAAACGAACCTCTGCGTTAAATCTCATATACCCAATCTTAGCGATTTCGCTGATTGGAATAGGGTAGATAGGTACTCCGCCAACAAAAATCGGGTCATCCGAACAGAGTTGCAAATTCAAGTCTCTTTTATCCACTTTGTATCACTCCCGATTAAAGTCAACGGTGCGATAGGTAAGAGAACGCCCATGAAAATCGTCAGCAGGTGTAAAACGATCCCATCCCATAAGCTCAACTCTGCCAAGACCGAATTCTCGACTGCCATTCATAAGCTTGTCTACTTCGCAAGACAGAAGATCCGTAACAAGCCCTTTCGGTGTACGCATTGCTCTTTCATGAGAAATAATCCAGAAGTAAATACGGAAATCAGAAAAAGCACGGTCGATAATACGCGGAGCAGCAACATCAAAACACAGATATGTACCTACCTCTGTGGTCTTATCCACAATGTAGTCATATGGAAAAATGTATTTATAAGCCATGTCGGAAGCCTTCATATTTGGCTGATCCTCAGGCCGAATCAAATCAATGATTGCGTCGCACTTACAAATCCTCTCCATAACGACATCTCTATATCTCGGTATCTCAGATAAATACATCAATACCACCGTCCTATCGTTAGAATAATCGACGCACTTACACCATACTCATCATTGCTCGCTTCAAGAGTAATTTCCTGACCAATATAATCTCGATTATTTAGCGCACGAACAATAATGTATCCGTCTCCAACTTCTTTAATCTCACCGTATTCATTACCGTCTGTCAGACTGGCATTGACCTCGAAAGAATCAATGGGAACACCATCCTTGAAACAGTGCAGATCGACACGAATATCCTCACCAAATGTAACCTTGTTACCGGACGAATCCGTAGTTAATGTGATAGAATATCCTTCTTTGGGATCTTCTGGCTTAGAATAAATCGACTTGCCATAATAATCGGCAATCATCAGTTCTTTGTTGTCAGTCTCTTTGTCGTACTGACTTTCAATAATCGTCCACTGCAGCAGTCCATCATCAGCACCGCACGAATAACCTCCGGAGTCCACCTGTGCAAGACGATATGCGGTAGGCTCTTCTCGGTTTTTATCAATCAAGAACCGAAAACCACTATCGAGCATAATTGTCTCAGAATTATATGGGATATAAACAAGATGCTGCGAAGTACCAATAGTCATATGTGTTTTGGCAGTTTCACCAGAACCATACTGCGTACTATTGATATCGTAGACAGGATACTCAACCGCTTTGCCTGTAAGTGGCGAAATAAAGTAGATAGAGTATTTGCACTGCCACGCAATCGCCTTTTCATACATTTTGTTGTTATCGGGGAGGGAATAAACCATCCAATACTGACCACGAGCCTTAATATACTGACCTGCTCGAAGCGTCCCAATACGACAAATAAATTGACGCATAACACTATTGTTATAGGTATCGCTTGTCACACCCTGAATGATTGCTCGTGTCTTCACCGGCTCAACGCTGAGACTCTTTTCAAAAATCTCAATATCATCAGCAAGCTCAGACTCTAAAATTTCCTCAAACCCATCTGAGGCATAATTCGCAAACTCATCGCCCTCAAAACCACTGTTATAAGTAGGCTGCTTCATCAAATACCACTCAATAGGCATATACAAGCACCTCCTTAATCAAAACAGTGTTGTTTTAGCTTATGTAGTCGTTCTTTTACGCGCCCAATCTCAAATTCAAGTTCTTGCTTCGTTACTCTTTTCGTTCCGTCAGCACCAGTGATCTGGACATCCTTTGTATAAATTCCATTCAGCGCCATTACACGACTAAGCTCTCTTTGTAAATAGCTGACATACATCATGAGAGCAAGAACACGCACTGTTTGCCGATCCAATACAGAAGAGAAGCAATGATTCTCTTCGTCGTATTCAAGATCACAACTCAAATCGAGTTCATAATCTGCGACCGCAGATTTTAACCATTCCTGCTCTAACGCTGTCGGAATAATATACTTAGTTAAAGGCATGGAATGAAAGCTGGTCTCAATCTCTTCAAAAGTAGTTTTCTCCATACCCAAACCTCCTTAATTAAAGAGTGACTGACTCAGCAAGCTTGTTGATTGCATCCATCTTCCAGGCAGCGACATCATCTCCGCCATTTTCCTTTGCAATCTGCGCAATCATTTTCTTTTCAGCATCATTAGTGACAAGAGCCTCAAGACGAGCGTTAAACTCATCTTTCTTTCTGATTGCAAGCAGCTCTCGCACAGAATCAGCATTCAAAACAAGAACATCGTCTGTGGTATCGGCATAGCCAAACAACGCCTTGCGCTGCGCATCATCTTGAATAAACAGACGAGCATGATCGCCAGGACGAGATGGATCGTTGCCAACAAACATTCTGTTCCCAGACTGAATCTGCATCTGTACCTCTGCAACATCCAGCATGGCAAATCCAGTTACCTTTGCTGGAATCCGAATATCTCCCACTCCATTTAGGCGGCGGAAGTATAGAGGCCAGCTACACAAATTATCAATTAAAACCTTATCGGTTAGTTCCATTTACTTTCGCTCCTTGTTATGAAATAGGAGGGAGGAATATCCCCCCCCTCCTTTATATTATCTAACTAATTCCTAATCAAAGAGAAGGAACCTCAAAGTTAGTGTCGGACAGAAGACCAATCTGATCCTCCATGCCCTCAGCAACACCAGCGCCGATCTCCATATCAAAACGAGTCAAGTGCTGACGGGTTACAATATCATCACCAGTCATAGTGGTCATGCCGCCACGACGGAAAATCTGCAACGGAGCAACCTTGCCCTGAGGAATGAAGAACAGCAAGCCCTGTGGCATATACAGCTCGTAAGAAGTCTTGTCGGCATTCATACGAGTGAAGTCCAGAGCGTTGGGCAGCTCAACAATGTGAGAACCATTGTAGAAGCTCAGCAGGCCGGTCTTGCGGATTTCCTCGGCAACAGCGTCAGCACCAAACGGAATGGTGTTCGCACCGAAAGTCTTATAACCAGCAAAATCGTTGAACTGAGATACAACAGAATAATCGCCGCAAATGTTCACACGACCATAGCGACGCATCTTCTTCAGCATTTCATCAACAGCAGTCTGCGTAACACCGCTGTTCTCAGCAAAGTGCTTCACGCCCTTGGCGTTCTTCAGTGCATCGTACAGCTTTGCAATGACATAGTAAACTGCCTTGTTCTGCATGTCGATCTGCACCTGAGAAATGCCCTCGGCAATAGTGCCATCAAAGTTGCCGCTCTGTAGCTCACGATAATCTACAGCATAACCAGAAGAAATGGTCTGAGTGCCGATAGGATACTCGCGGAAGCTGTGAGTAGCAAAAGGCACATCACCGCTTGAAGCCTGGAAACGAGAATCAATGCTCTCGTACTTATAGGTCTTCATCATAGGAACAGTGTCATAAGGAACGCTCTTGTATGTACCCATGAAATTGAAGATCTTAATAGCCTCGATCAACTTAGGCTCAATAGCAAAACGCTGAATGGCATTCAGCTCAGAAACAGCCTGATGATCGCCGTCGATAGCACGACCAGCAAGATCCTTGATATGCTCAACTGACTTATCAACGACCTTGCCATCAAAAGAAGACAGGCTCTTGCCCTGCACCAACGCAGAGAAAACCTCAACCACCGGAGATGTAGACTTTACCTTAGAAGCGCCAACTTCATCTTTAACATTGTTGACGGTGTTCAGTTCAAAAATGTTATCCATTTGTTTTTCCTCCTATACCTATTCTTACTGCGCAACAATCTCAGCAAGAATACCATCGTCCATATATGGAGTCTTGCAAATTACCTTGAAGCAAACAGCATAACCATCTGCACTTGCAGCCTTAACAATCTTACCATCAGTGCCAAACACCAACAGATCCTCAGCCGCCAAGCCAGTAGTGCCACCATTGATTTCAAAAGCAGCAAACTCAATTTCGAGACCATTTACGGTTCTCAGATCATCGGCACGAACATACTCGCCCTCGTTTACAACATAAGTCTCAGGGCTGTTGTGCAGCTCAGGCTTATCATTGATATTGGTAACGATGTATACGACTTTCTTTGCATCGTCCTCGGATGCAGGAAGAGTTGCTGTCTTTGCAACACGATCCAAAATAACGCCCATGCCGACCTTCATATCAGAAGCAGCCTTGCAATAAGGCACATTCTGTACATTCTTAAATGCACCAATAGTCTTGTACTTCATTTCTATTATCCTCCTTATTAACCAAAGATATCTACGTCGCCTTTATCCTCAGGAGAAGAAACCCCTCCAAAGATATCCGGTGCGCCATTGTTCAATTCAGCGTTGTGAATTTCCTTGTTTTTGCGAACCATCTCAACGCAAATCTTGCTGGTAATACTGTTGATCTCAACAGTTGTAGGATCAGCCTTAAACGCATCAATTTCAGCCTGCGCAAGAGCCTGTTCCTCAGCGCTAAACTCTGACAGAGCAGAATTTAGCTCAGCGATTTTCTTCTCTTTCTCCAAAGTAGCATTTGTCTCTTTCAAAGAATTCAGTTCAGAAGTCTGTGCTTCCATAGCCTCATCCTTTGCGGCCAAATCCGCCTGTGCCGTCGCAAGCTTCTCATTCAGCTCAGCGATTTCCGCATCCTTTGCGGCCAACTGACCGTTCAACTCGGAAATCTGCCCCTCATACTGCTCGCCTTTATTATTAAGCTCAGTAATTGTCTGAGTAACAGAAGTCTTCACAAGCTCGACGAATTGTCCCATTACCTTTTCGTCCATAGGTGTTTCCTCCTTGCTGTTTTCCAATTTATTATTTAACTCAACAACGATTGCGGTATCATCTGCCGGTCTGATACCAAGAATGGCATATCCACTATAATCATAAATCTGAGGAATTCTGCCATGCTCTTTCCAACCGCCATCGTAAATAATACGATTATCATTTTCTGGGCGACCAACGATTTCAACCGATCCCTTTACGCTGCCATTCTTTAGCTTTTCAGCCAACCACGCAACGAACTTTGGATACCGCATTTCGTCAATATATCCCTCACCGACAAGCACCTTTTTTGTTTCGCCGTCGATTTCAATATCTGTGATATAGCCTTTCTCGCAATGGCCTACCACAGTTGCATCCTCCATATATGGCATATTGTCCTTAATATCGGTCAAGCCATGCCCATACGGAAGACGTCGCTCTTCGCTTAGGAATTCAACACAGATGGACATATTCGTAACAGACTCGATGTTCTGTGCTGTGTATTCCTCATCCCAAGAAATTCCGTTCTCCTGCCATACATCATGAGATGGGAAAATCTCGTGTAATACAATTTTGATCTTTCTACGACCAGTAATTTGCCGTTCATTAGAAAGCTCAAAAATACGACCCATAAAACGGTCTCCGTTCATTTTCCTCACCTCCGAATTACGCCGATGGTTTTGGCGTATTATTTCCGCCGTTTGTCTTTTGCTGAACAGAAGATGGATTGTCACTATCCGTAGATGGTCTTCCGCCGTCATCACTCGACATCGTATAGGAAGTCTTATGCACCGGATATCTATTCTCAAAGTCTTCTTCCAGCTCGTGATCCATAAGAGCAATGTAATTATCGGGATTAAAGCCTGTCGCCGCAATCCAGGCATATAGACTACCCTTACCGCGAGCATATAGCGACTCCATATATCCAACCATGTTGTTCTTATTCACCATAGTAATTGGAAGAATGTATAGCTCAACACGGCAACTCGCATCACTGATGATGTTCTGATTGATACACTTATTCAGCTCATCAACAATGTCCTCAATCCATGAATACACATTGGCTGAAACAAGCTCCAAATTCAAATTTGCCGTAGAATAGTTACCTGTACTGCTTCCATCCAACGCACTTGCACTAATGCCAAGATCCTTGTTTACAGAATCAATAATGGAATTCTCGTTCTTCTCGTCCAGCAGAGAAACATCGAGAGAGATACTGTCCAACTTTGTGCCGGCCGCAAGAGAGAAGAAAGATGTGCCGCTCGAATTTCTGCTCTTGCTGGCAAGCGCATTCTTCACAAGATCGTGCTGCTGTTTCTGTTGCTTCTCACTTAGAGCAGATGTTCCTTTTTCCTTTCCCTCCGGAAAAGTCTCGTACACAATCTGATTGTTGACTGAATCCAGAACATTTCTTTTGGTGTCTACAAAATACTGCGCATAACTCACATCATCCAGAGCAGCAATCGCAAATGGGATGCCGAACGGATCTGTAATTTCGCTCTTGATTTTGGTTACAATCGTTTTGTTGTTATTGAGACGCAACCACGGAGCATCAATCGTCTGGTTCTCATATGCGAGATATCCCTCTTGAATTTCTTTCGGGAATCCAGCAAGCTTTCTTTTCCTGACATCTTCACTTAGATTAGAAAAATACCGCAGATCAAAAGCTACCTGATAGCTATTGTTTCTGCGGCCAATAATTCTCACATAATCAATTGGAAGCGGAATAACCATTGCATTCATACCAATCGCGTTGATCTCTGTGATATTTTGAATTTCATAATCCGTTAAAGCAGTACGATAATCTGGCGTAGCATAATTTGTCTCAAAATAAGCTACATACATACCATCGTTTGCATTCTTAAAAATGGCATCACGGATTACTTGCTTGTATCGAATGGTGTGAAGAGTTGCCTCCATCTTTTGTTTGTTCATACGATAATTACGCGGTCTTTTACCGTCAGCTCGTTTTGATCTACTGACAATAACGCCATCAAGCGTGTGCATCGTCCGCATATAGTCAATTCCGCTTGCAACAACGCCATTAGAATAATAAGCCCAATGCGCTAAATTTCTGATGGATTCAATATTCGCCATTGGATTTCTAATAAATGTTCTGATTTCCTGAATCGTATATGGCATACGACCAGAACTTTGTAGCATCCGAATATACGCAGTTTCTAAATTCGTGTTGAACTCATATGTAGGATCTTGCGGCGCTGAATTTTCCTCGTATACTTCGTTGGTTTTCCAGAAAAACGGAAAGCGTCTTTTATTATTTGGCAATCTTCTCACCTCCTTCAATTAAATAGTGGTACATACTCATACTCCGAACTATCCGACAACATATCGTGTTCAAGCATCTGAGCAAAATAATTACCGTAAGAGACCGAAGTATAGCGGTCTTTACGGTTGTTGTTGTTTACAATCTTAATAAGCCCTGTCTGTTCTCCACGCTCATATTCCAGATCAATCATCTCATTGATAAGGGCAACCGTTTCAAGATATGGTCGCTCAAAGAAGAGCTGCGTGTCCACATCGGCAGTAGCATACTCAGGAATAAAGTTTGCAATTTCATCAACCGCCTCAGTATTACTAATTAACAGATCAATCATTCCGGAATTCAAAGCGTTTCTCATTGACTCAGCAATGTTGCTATTCGTTTCAAGCTGTGCTTTGATAATGTAAACATTTTCTTCTGCTCCAGCGATCTGAATACGATTAGCAACTTTCTCATCATTCATACATTTCCAAGGCTTATACTCCATATTGCGCTCTTCGTCATATAGAACCTTAGCAAGCATATCGTATACGGAAATACCTGCATTACGACCGTCCAAAACACAGTAATCCGCATTGAAATCAGTGTATAACTGCTTAATACGAATGGCCTGCTTGGTTGTTTCGCCGCCATGAACAGCCTCCATATAACTGACTTGCCGTCTATATCCACGCTTTACTTCGATATGTTCACCCTGAGTATCCATAACTTTATACTCTTGGCTCTCCGGAAGTAAACGAATGCAAGAATAAATAGAGTTATCGGTGGCGTTACCGCCCTCCATAGCGATATCGCAAGACAAAATACGAATTTCACCAACTTGCTTTGGAATATCATACTTGTTCTTCTGCTTCAAAAGCGCTTCGTCATTTCTTCTTGGATAGAAAGCTCTCTTCAATCTACGGTTACGATTAAGCTGTTCATAATTGAAGAAAGATTTTGCATTTTCCGCAATCATCTGGTTTTCATACTCAATCGCCCAGGAAATCGGATCGAGCTTCTTCCGTTCTTTGATCAAGAAGTTTCTCGTTTTGATATTGTGCTTCAGCGCAATGCTATAATCCATTGCAATTACGCACGAAGAACCATCTGTAAACATATCCTTAGTAAGAGTCTGGATGAGCTTCCACATCCAGTGGCTTTGATACCACGCAGAAGAAATATAAACTTCTTTTGGTTCTTCGACCATAGAAGAATACTCTGGAAGCTTCAGATAATCAGCCTGACGGATATATAGGAACGGCGAAAGAACACTATCAATGATATTCTTGACAATCATACGGAATTCTTCGTAGATCATTACGGTCGCACGATAACCACGAGCATTTTCATTTGCAGCAACAACAACAATGGAACTGCCATTCTTGAAAATCACTTCGATTTCATTTTGGTTATCTTTGAAACTATCAATCTCAGCAGCCAATAACGGCGATTTTGGTATAAGCTCCTTTTTGATCTTCTCAGACACAATAAGACGAGCTTGCTTCTTGGTTGCAGACGCAACAACAATTTTCGCCCCAGGTCGCAGAATAGCCTCTTTACATGCAAAGATAGCAATTAGAAATGATTTTGCCGCAGATCGCGCAGCGACAATACAAAAGCTCGGAACGAACTCCATCAAATACAAGATAATATGCTGATATAGATGAAGAACAATTCCAAAATAATGCTCTACAAATCTTGATGGGTTGCGACGATAGAATGTGATCCATTCCATAAGTCGCATAACATTCTCTGGCTTATGCAAATAATGCGTTGACGGAAAATGCTCATGTAGAGCAGCTTGCCGCTCATCCATTCTCTTGATATTATCCATACTCAATCCTCCTTGGAGAGATTGAATTCTTTATCAAGCTCCTTTGAACCAGTAAGTAAGTTCTTTAATGGGCGGAAAATAAAACGACTTGCATATCCACCAATACCGTCCGCATCTCTGTAAAGATCCTTGTCTTTGTAGTATTCAGCCGGCGTATATTTCTCAATATCGCTGATCCAAACACCGAGAGGATCTAACTTCACAGAGTCTTCTTTCTTCTGCTTGCGATCCTCCAACTCGGTAGTTGCAGCATTGATATACTCTTTATAAGTTTTAGCCAACGCACCAATACCAGCATCGCCATTCTGAACGGACTTCTGAAGCTGCAATTTCAAATAACAGATACTCTTGTATAGCTCGTCTTGACGCTTATCCTCAGGTTCGCCATACTTGCTCACCCAATCATCGTATTCAAACTTCAAAACCTCATAGTCTTGCTCGCTAAAACCAAGACCAAATAGGCGAATGGTTTCAATAGGCACTTCAATTTTAGGATTATCTTTTACTTGCTGCACAGAAGTTGCATTTTCAACCTTATTGGATCTTCGCAGCAAAATAGTATCTGCATATGACGCACCTTTCGTCTGCGCAAGATTCAGTTTTGAAAAATAAGCGCTGACACGGCTTTTGTTTGGCGGACTCTTTTTTGCATTTGTCCAAGCCGTTTCATCGAAACATGTGTTGATGGTAGCGCACAAAAAGTCCATCGCCTTATCCTGATCACCGTTAAAGACATCATCTGTGTAGTAATCAAATGACTTTTCTAAGCAGCGCTTACAGATAGGCAAATAACCATTATTTCTTGCATAGTACGGAGATGGAGACACATTGAAATTATCTTTTTGCCTCATAAATCCCTTGCCACAAGAAGTACAATGAAACGGATAACCGTCATCGTTCAAATATGCTTTCTCAGCAGATGCAGACTTTTTAGTACGGGTATTTCTTTTTACTTCTCCTACCATGTCTCAACCTCCTTTCCATAAAACAAAAAACTCAGAGCAAAGCACTCTGAGTTCATTTGGTGCGCCAGAAGGGATTTGAACCCTTGACTTGTCGCTTAAAAGGCGACTACTCTACCCACTGAGTTACTGACGCTTATTCAGTTCCGGTTTGCACGGTTTCCCCACTTATTTTAACTCAGTTGGTAACTCCCATTAGAGTAGCAGTGCTTTCGGTCTGCCAGTCCGTCCGCTTTTCACGGAGGGCATACGTTCCCAATAGAAGCTCATAAAGAGCAAATTGCCATTTCTGGCTTTGGTGGGACAAGAAGGGATCGAACCTTCGACGCGCAGGGCTTCAACCTGCCGCTCTTCCAACTGAGCTATCATCCCATAGAGCTACGCATTTTTGTTTATCGGCATTGCACAGGACAGCGTAGCAAAGTCCACCGTCCCCTGTCGCTGGAACCGCGCCGCTTTCGTACCGTTTGTCTTGGGGGTCGTTGGAAAGCAGTAAATATCAACACATCCCGTTGGCGGCGGAAGTAGGACTCGAACCCACAAGCCGCTCATCACGACCAACAGTTTTCAAGACTGCTCCCCGCACCTACTGGGGTCAATTCCGCCACTTATGAAGTTTAGGCACACATTATTTTTTCAAGCTGATTGTACCCAACCCGAGCTGCCCATTCTGCGTGCTCAAAGAATACAACAGCCTTTCCATGATCGTCTCGAATGTATAGGCAAAGTGTTTTTTCTCCATTCACCGGGGACACATAATACATCAAAGATCCAAATGGGAACTTCATCGAACCACCCTCTCGCCAATTTGAACCCGATCTTATTTCAGTTGCATATCGGGTAGCAACAAATATTTGCTGTGGTGGCACGGGTCTTAGAAGCCAGCTTCCTCTCGCCGAACCTACTAAAAACTGGACGATTATGCTTTTCAGCACTGGTAGGGGAGGTGGGATTCGAACCCACTCAGCTCGAAAGCAACGGTTTTACAGACCGCCCCAGCTCTCCAACTCTGGCGCTCCCCTATATTTACTATTCTTATATTGGTGCGGGTAGAGGGGGTTGAACCCACGACCTTCTGATTAAGAGTCAGTTGCTCTACCAACTGAGCTATACCCGCATATGGAGCTGGTGGACGGACTTGAACCCCCGACCTACTGATTACAAATCAGCCACTCTACCAACTGAGCTACACCAGCATATGGAGCTGACACAGAGACTCGAACTCTGAACCTATTGCTTACGAAGCAACCGCTCTACCATTAGAGCTATGTCAGCATGGCAGGGGTTGAAGGACTCGAACCCTCACCTACATCGGTTTTGGAGACCGGAGTGCTGCCAATTACACCAAACCCCTATAAAATGGCGACGTGTACGGGACTTGAACCCGTGACCTCCGGCGTGACAGGCCGGCGCTCTACTCTTCTGAGCTAACACGCCATATACAGCAACCATTTATGGTTGTATTTTTATTTTGCAACCAATTTGGGTCGCTTTGGTGATGCGTCCGGGGATCGAACCCGGAAATTCCACCTTGAAAGGGTGGTGACTCTACCAATTCGTCCAACGCACCATGTTGGTACTGCTAATGGGACTCGAACCCATACGGGATTTCTCCCACCAGCACCTCAAGCTGGCGCGTCTGCCTATTCCACCATAGCAGCATATTTGGATTTATTTGTCCCAATCAATTAAGGGGTATAGATCATAGGGCGAATCCCCAGTCGCAATTTTCTCATATCCGTCATCCACAATGCGCCATAGCGTATGTTTTTTCTTTTCTGGATTTTGGCTGATCTGATACTGCTTACCAGATTTTGTTTTACACAATACACCAGAACCGCATTCAGAAGCAGGAAGTTTCTTGACAACCTTTGATGCTTTTTCTTTTACGACACCTGCTGCCTTTCTCGGCATAACTCCACCCACTTTACACACTTCGGTTAACCATTACAATCAACATAAAGTGATTTTGGTACTCCCAACGAGGCTCGAACTCGTATTGCCGGCTTGAGAGGCCGGCCTCCTATTCCAATTTAGAGGATGGGAGCATATATAATACGGGTAAGGATTTACACCTTACATAGTTGGAGTTTTAGGTTATTCCTTCGTGATTACCCTCGGCCTTTCATGTTGCGTAGAACTGGCGATCAATCGCAGCTGACTCGGAGTTACTTTTTTACGGTTTACATCATCCGTTCACCAACCAACCTATAAGAAGCCACACTTTAGCGTCTACTTATTCCGCCACCGTATTTTTTGGCAGGGATGGCTGGACTCGAACCAGCGAGTGAGGGAGTCAAAGTCCCTTGCCTTACCACTTGGCTACACCCCTATATGGAGATACCGATAGGATTTGAACCTATGATCCTGGGGTTGCAGCCCAGAGCCTTTGCCACTTGGCTACGGTATCATAAGCTGACTTCAGTGGTAATGGATGTCAGCCCCATTGATTAACGCCCCACTCATAAGGCCACCGCTATTTATAATATCGTTTCGCCCAAAATGGGAGAGCTGTGGTGGCAGCAGCAGGACTCGAACCTGCGTCTTACGACGTATGAGGTCGTGCTGGAGCCATCTCCAGTCATACTGCCATATACGGTTTGCGTGGCTCACATCACTTGTACTTCGTGACTGCAACCCTCTCATCCCAGTGCTGGCACTGGGTCGAGTGACCATCAAAACCGAAAAATGGTGCGGGCTGTGATTTAATGCAGATACGCCTTGGTGCCGAAGGTGGGACTTGAACCCACACGGTATCGCTACCAGAGGATTTTGAGTCCCCCGCGTCTGCCGATTCCACCACTCCGGCATATGGAGCGAGTGACGGGGATCGAACCCGCATCCCCGGCTTGGAAGGCCGGTGCCCTGACCGTTGTGCTACACCCGCATATGGTGTCCAGTGACGGGATCGAACCGCCGACCCTTTGCTTGTAGGGCAAATGCTCTCCCAGCTGAGCTAACCGGACAGATCGGCTTACTCACACCGTAAGCCATGGTGCCGGCTCGTACTTCGCCTGCCGGGATGCGCCGGTTTTACTCCCAAAACCTTGTAAAAGTCATCACTGCCAGATGTGAAGGTTTCTATTTCCCATTCGGTTTACAGTCTCCGCTCTGTTCGTGGGACGGGCATGGTTGCGGGGACAGGACTCGAACCTGCGACCACCAGCTTATGAGGCTGGTAAGCTACCACTGCTACACCCCGCAATATGGCTGACCCGGCAGGACTCGAACCTGCGACCATCTGATTAACAGTCAGACGCTCTACCATCTGAGCTACGGGCCAATATAGATCTACGAGACGCATTCTTAACGACACCACATTTGTTCGGCATATGCTTAGTTAAAAGCGATGATTTTTCTATTTCAAGTAGAATTGTTTTCAAAATTGCTGTTAGCGTCTCAAAATACGGAACACGGTTGTTCTTTTTCCCATAAAAAGTTTTGAAAGTTGCTGTACGTGTCCCAAAAATGGTAGAAGATGCCGGACTCGAACCGTTCTTCCTGCTCCCTGGGCAGGCGTGCTACCGTTATCACTACATCCTCTATATATGGTGGAGCCGAGGGGAATTGAACCCCTGTCCGAAATCCCTACATGAATAAAACAGTCTTACGCAATAGACAACACTTTATCAATTCGCCTCAAACTGAGACGGGCAGATCAGCAGTTGTCACTCCGCGCCCAGGGCGCACCGGTTAGATGCACCTCCACCACCTTGTTTCTTTTCACAGTGACAAGGAAAACTGCAATACTCTGACCAAATCTTCGACCTCAGATGTTTACCCGGTCAGTGGGTACATCGTTTTGGAATCCAGCCGTCATCAGGCGGCAATTCCCTTTGCTGCAAGAGCAGCGGAAAAAGCGGGATGGATCATTACAACAGCCGTATTGTTGTCATTTCATTTTTGTTTAAGCCTTGAGGCGGTCTTCTACCTGCGAGTCTTACTCTCTCAGAACCCCGTCGAACCCATTACGGCCCCATATGAAATTATCAAGGTATACCGGTTCGGGCGTAGGCGCTGCCCGACCACGTTCCCAATCCCTGCAAATTCCAGGCGGCGAATCTTGTCGGCGCATGGGATAGGAAGTCTTGCAGTTCATAGAGAAAGATATCAGCCATAGTGGTATCTCCCGCCTTGTCATCGGCTTTTGAGAAATGTTACCCTCTCTATGGCAGAGGGGACTGGTCGGGATAAAAAGGATCGAACTTTTGACCTCACGATTATCAATCGTGTGCTCTACCAACTGAGCTACATCCCGGAATTACGGCAG